AACCGTTGAGCTAAGAAGGCGTAAAATGGTACCGCCACGGAGAATCGAACTCCGATTAATGAGATGAAAACCCATTGTACTAACCGTTATACGATGGCGGCATATAAAAAGAACAAAAATGGTACCCCGAGAGGGAATCGAACCCCCATAAACTGCTTAGAAGGCGGTTGTCCTATCCGTTGAACGACCGGGGCAAAATTACTCCTTCGAAGGAGTGAGCAGGTACACACTGCCGTCACGGGCAGCAACCTGCGTCTCGCCGCGGAAACCGCTCTTGCGGGACCAGAAGGCGACCCCACCGAAGAAACAGTTTTCGGTGCTGCTTGGAAAGGAGACCGAGCCCATCTGGACATTGTTTCGTACCGAAGTGACTTTGTAGGTCCGATAGGAGACGGGTTTGGAAGTGTTGCTCAATTTCATAATACCATCATACATTAATGTCGGTCAAAGTAAAACAAATAATGCAACTTTGATTGTATCTAACTGATTGACTATCAACAACCGTTTCTATTAATGAATGATGACCTTACATTTTTTCGAGGAATCCGATTTTAAAAGTGTATCCCAAGACTTTCTCCAGCGTTTATAGTTTGTGGGGCAAAAGCTGCCTTCTGGAATTTTCTGGTGGGTATCAGATTCAACACTGTCCTTCTTCATGGAGTCGAAACCCCACATATGAATTTCCGTATAACCATTCTGCATTAGCCAGAACACCCCACGGTGTCCAGTGGATTCACCAGCCCTGAGTTGATGATGCATTACATCTCGAATCTCGGGAGCCGGATTGCATTGAAGAGTAATTTTCTTGATTGCATTCGGAACGATTACGGGGAAATTTAACTTCAGTTTATTGTTATGAATGTGGTTGATCACAACCTTATCCATAATGAAGGTCGCTTTGAGCGGCAACATAGGGTCCGACAGGTTGCATCCAAAGATGTCGCCATGAGGGGTATTGATGAAGTCCTTTCGAGAAGGACCATTTCCTAGAATGTGTGCAATCATAGAGTGGAGCGGAAGAAGGGACTCGAACCCTCAACATCTTCGTTGGCAACGAAGTGATCTACCATTGAGCTACTTCCGCAAATTGTTTAAATGGAGCTCCAGGACGGAGTCGAACCGTCTACCTATCCCTTACCAAGGGATTGTTCACCCATATGAACTTCTAGAGCAATGTTTGGATATGTGTCCAATTAAGTTGTTGTTTGTTTAAAATAAAGACTCTTATGTTATTTCTTTTTGATGCTTCGGATATTTTTAATTCGTCTTGTTTAATAAGATAATCATTCTTTGGGTCTAAATATATATCATATTTTGGAAGATAAAAATCCGGATAGTATTTTCTTCCATCATCGGTCCAAATAAAACCTGTTTTAGGTCTAACCCATTCAACTAGATTTTCATCAAGTATTTGAGCCACTTGAATTTCCCATTTTGAATCGAACCAAATATCTTTATAGCGACTACCTCTATTCGGGTGTGGTCTATATCCGCCCAACCCTCTTGATTTAGCAAATTCGGATAATTTTTTAAGACCTTCCGGTGAATGTTGCCATTTCGGAATTTTTCCTAAATCATAAGATTCTTTTAAAGCATTTGATTGTAGTTCTATTCTTTCATCCGTCTCTTTAGTAAGACCTTTATTCCACGCGACCCTCCCCGGTTTGTTCGGGTTAAATGTTTTCCCTTCACCGTGATTTCTCCAGATATGGGTACCTAAACCTTTAACGGTATATTCTTTATTGCAATGTGGACATAATGGCATTAATCTATTTATAAAAGAACGTGCTCTACCAACTGAGCTATGGAAGCGTTAGTATGTTTTGTATGGAAAGATGTAGTGAATCAATGCCAATGCTCCAACGGCAACGACCATAGTGAGAACGATACCAATGCCAATTACGGCAACGATTGTAAGCGGCACCAGAAACAGAATCATGAGAGCCTGTAGGATTCTGGTCCGCATGGCTCAAAGTTCTCCGCGTTTCTTGAGAGCAGCAGCATTGAGTTTATGCTGTTCCTGAACAAGTTCCTTGTTCTCTCCGGTGTATTTTACGGCATAGTTGTTCTGAATGAGCCACTCGTTGACATTGATGCCATCGGCATTCACGAGGACTCCAAGGATGCGCCCGTATTTTTCATTCGGGTCAATCTTGGTGGTAACACGAATCTCTTTGCCGAGAATCTCTTTGAGTTTCTCTTTGCTTAGAGTACCGCGAACCTTTTCTTCCTTATCAGCCGTGCGGCTTTCAGGCGTATCAATACCGTCGAGGCGAATCCGCTGATTGCGGAGCCAGACGCCGAAACCAAGGTCAAAATCAACCTCAATGGTATCACCGTCAATTACTTTGAGAACAGATGCTGTGTATGTGTACATAAATGAATTGGTTACGCATATATGTATACAAGATAAATGGTGCCTCAGGTGGGAGTCGAACCCACAAAACTCGGCTTCTAAGACCGATACGTATGCCAATTCCGTCACCAAGGCATTTAAAATGGTGCTCGGAGAGAGATTCGAACTCTCAGCAGCTACTCCCTCAAAGTAGTGTGTTTACCAATTTCACCATCCGAGCAAAAATAAGTGGTACCCACGGTGGGAATCGAACCCACAGTTTAACAGATTTTAAGTCTGTTGTGTCTACCAATTCCACCACGAGGGCATAACATAAAATGGCTCCCCGACCAGGGTTCGAACCTAGACTAGATGAGTCAAAGTCATCTGTGCTACCATTACACAATCAGGGAAAAGTGGTGGACCCGGTGGGATTTTAACCCACGATCTAGGGATTATGAGTCCCTTGCTTTAGGACGCTAAGCTACAAGTCCATAAAATGGCTGCCCGGGAAGGGATCGAACCTTCGACAGGGTGATTAACAGTCACCTGCTCTGCCACTGAGCTACCAGGCACTAAAATGGTCTCGGTGGTGTGATTCGAACACACAATATCTTGCTCCCAAAGCAAGCGGATTAACCAGGTTCTCCTACACCGAGAAATTTATCAATATAAGGTTGTACTTCTTTTTTATATTTACTGTGAACATATTGATGATGTGTTGGACAAAGAGGTACTAAATTTTCCGGTCTATTGTCATTATGATTTTCATTTATATGATGAACAGCTAAAATTTTTTCTTCACCACAAACAATACATTTTTGTCCATGATATTTAAAACATATGTGTCGGTAATTGTTATTACTCCAGTTTGGGTTATTATCGCCACTTCTAAAATATGTATTTGAACAGCTGTACGAGCAAGTTACGCCATCTTTAATGTGCATATTTTTGCAAACAGGGCATTCTTTTGTTATCTTGGGTTTTGAACATACTTTTTCATGCCGACCTATATTTGCTAATGTAGCTTGTTTACCGCAGTGAATACATGCGCGTCTTTTTGTATTTGCTTTATTCAGATTTGATAAAGATTTTAAGTTATCTTGCATATGTTTTATTTATAAAAATTCAAATCTCAAGCTCCGACGCTACACCCCGAAAAATGGTGGGAACACCGGGACTCAAACCCGGAACCTATCGCTTAAGAGGCGAGAGCTCTATCGTTGAGCTATATTCCCAAAATGGCGGGATGGACGGGACTTGAACCCGCGACCTTCTGCGTGACAGGCAGACGCTCTAACCAGCTGAGCTACCACCCCTAAAATTGACGCAGCCATTATTGTCATTGATGTAAATCAAGAGGACTACTGCGTATGTTAAATTAATTGAATAGGTGTAGCTTTGCTTTATATGACTACACTCCAGCGAGTTTCTTAGTTGCGCATAGATTCCAACAAGTTTAATGTTTCCCAATAAACCTATTGTTATGAATCCAGAGGCTTTTCGTTACTTCCTTGTTTTTCCGCTGAGGGTTAAAAACCCATGCTCGTACCGAAGATGGAAACAATCTTCTACACTCCGAGCTGCTATTCAAATTAATTACTGCATCACCACGCGCTACCCATCCACGGTTTACCGGATGCTTGATACGGGTTTACGGGCCAAAGCCTTGTCCGTGTGCAGTAAATTGGTTCCTTCTGCCATACAAGTCCTCCGGAGCTTTCCAGAAGATGAATGCACTTGTATGCATTACTCTCTTAAACCCCCTAAAGGAACGCAACCTTTTAAATATATGATTGCCCAGTTTCTTAGCAACATGGAGCTTACCTTAGTCGGCGAGGCTGTAACGGTCTGCATAAACACAGAAGAAATTAATTTGATAGTTGATTCCGTACCCAAGTCTATTAAAGCTGACCTCATTAAGGGTGTGCTAACTATCAAAATTGGATGCGATTGTGACCGCTTATCAGGTCACTACAAGCGTGGAGACTAAAATCCCTCTATCGCAAATTGGCATAGACGGTGCGATTTGAACGCACATAAGGCAGTTTTGGAGACTGCTGCACAACCATTGTACCACGTCTATATAAAATTAGTGACATCGAGGATTATCGCCTCACGATTCGTCTATGTCGTGACATACGGGGGTGTAACGTTTCCCTCACGTCTAGCAGCACAAGGCACCAGAAATTAAAGTAGCGGTAACCTAATCCGCGGATGGACGAACCGATTCCAGAGTTCAAACATGACCCATACTTTAAAATGAATGGGGCGACTGACGAGATTTGAACTCGCTACCCTTCGAATCACAATCGAATGCTCTAACCAGATGAGCTACAATCGCCGTAAGTTTTATCGTCTCCAAGGACCGTGGCGGTGATAATGACCTCTACCCCAGACAAAACCGAATGACCACACTGGAGCTGGATGATATTCTCGAACAACAATCACTCTTTCAACGGTGACCGGTTCACGAATGACGGGACCCGTAATACATCCGGAAAGGAGCGAGAGAAGTAAAGCAGAAACAAGCAGTTTAGTTTTCATAGATTTATTTATAAATTGGAGCACCAGACCGGACTTGAACCGGTATATGATTCTTTTGCAGAGAATTGCCTGGCCATTTGGCTACTGGTGCAAATTGGTAGTAGCGGTGGGAATTGAACCCACATAAGAGAGCTTATGAGACTCTTGTCTTAACCGGTCGACCTCGCTACTGTAAAATGATTTGAGCAGTCGGTATTATCCCTATTGCAAGGTGCTGAACGAAGAGGGATCTTCACTATGGACCTTCGCGGCAACTCGTACTCCACTCGGATTGAACCTTGCGGCAACGCGTTACACCACGCCGACATACTCAAAAATGGTGGGAGCTTCTGGTAACGATCCAGATTCTTGCCGTCTTCAGCGGCACGTGAGCACCTGCTTCACCAAACTCCCTAAAGTGGTGGACCCGGAAGGAATCTAACCTTCAATACAAAGTTCGTAGCTTTGCGTGATGTACGTTTCACTACGGGTCCGTAAATTAATTATTCGGTCGGAACTTCAATAATTGCTGCAGTGCGCTTGCTGCAGGTCAGGCTCACTAAGCCGTCCTTCACGTCGTTAAGTGTACGACAACACGGACTTTTACCGTTAACCGAATAAAATGGTGGGCACGCTTGGACTCGAACCAAGGGTTATCCGAAGAGGGGAGATTTACAGTCTCCTGCAATAGCCGCTATGCGACGCGCCCGAAAATAATTAGTCAGAGCTGGTAAATCTCCAGTTCGCATTAGAATCATGACTTCAATGCTTGCCTTAAGAACGACTTTCCTCGTCCTTGTACTCCTGACTAAAAGTTGTCATTTGAGTCAACCTCAATTTCGCCAATGACGTGGCGTTTGCAAAATGGAGCGGCAGACAGGGTTCGAACCTGCGACATCAAGTTTGGAAAACTCGCTCTCTACCAACTGAGATACTACCGCAAAAATGGCAGGTTCCCCGGGACTTTAATAATTAAATTGACCTAATCAATGTTAATTAAATCCTTGTTCGGGAGAACCTTAAAATGGTGGTCCAGGTCGGATTCGAACCAACGACCCCCGCCTTATCAAGACGATGCTCTAACCAACTGAGCTACTAGACCGAAAATGGCGGAAATAGAAGGATTCGAACCTTCGGGGCTTTTTAGGACCCGAGACTTTAGCAAAGTCTTGCCTTAAACCACTCGGCCATATTTCCTAAATGTAAAGGGTGGGCCATCGCTTCGGGTTTTACTAGTATCACCTAACGATGCTTGCGAACTTACCGATACGTATCAGCGGTTTTCGCGGCCCATAAAAAGAAGCGATGCTGGGAGTCGAACCCATATCTAGTCATTTGGATGCCTACTGCAGTCGTAACCACATCGGACTTACCGTGCTGCCGTTACACTAACACCGCCATAAAATGGAGGAAGGGGTGGGATTCGAACCCACGGTCGTTTTTAGGCGACTCAAGTTTTCAAGACTAGCGCCTTAAACCACTCAGCCACCCTTCCTTAAATTTTGCGGTAATAAGATTGTGCCGCCGAAGCTCTAAACTATATGAGCCCACTTCTTATTTGTTTAACCGAGTCGTTATCTTGGTTACAGCTTTTATTACCGCGGGTCTTCTCTTTCGAGTTGAGACCTAAAATGGAGCCCCCGATAGGGATTGAACCTACGACAGCCAGTTTACAAAACTGGTGCTCTACCACTGAGCTACAAGGGCGAAACTAACATCCCACCTACACTGGTGTATGGTGGGAAAAATTGCCCGGCAGTTATTTAAAGACGTCCGGGGCTCGTCTGTTTTTATTTGAAAAAAGAACTAATTTTACCCCTCTCAGCCTTTGCTGGTTTGGATACCCTTTATCGGACGTTTGGACTCCTTAAAGCCGGAGTCTGGCAGTGAAATTAAAAGTGATAAAAAAACCTCTGAGCTTTATGGCCCAGAGGTTAAAGATAATTTCGATTTTAGATCGACCTTATTTTTAACCCCTGCAACCTGTTCCGCGTACAGACCAGAACAAGCCACAACTGTGTGGATTTTGTTCTGTATATGATTTAATCTGTACCGAAAGCATTTGAAGTGTTTGTTGATTTATTTATAAGACAATCATACCCTATTTCCATACAAAGTAAACAACAAAAGCACTTATTTTTAATCTTTTTTATTGTAATTGCAGCCAGCCTCTTTCAGTACTAACCCTTAGCACCCCTTCCCACTCATCGTGCCATACCGTACCCACAGGCACATCTTTAATGTTGGGTTTAGGTTCTAGTGGGTGTGAATTCGACCATACATTTAGAATCGTGGGTTTGATGAGTTTAAGATCATCGGCCGATGTAAAGTCGAAATCATTGACGTTGATGTTGCGCCGAGGTAATGCAATCCGCTCTCTTCGACGTCCGTAGAACGCTGGGGTGTCACAATCACCATAATACGCCTTAGGCTTTGGTGCCACCGGCGGTTTGGGAAGGTGTTTGGCTAGATTGTCAATTAACGAACTCATTGTAGGTAGAGATAGGGTTTCCACTCCTCGCGGATACCCATATCCTCGGGAATTTGAACGCCGATTTGGATACGGTTCTTTGGAACCACTTCCTTACCGTTGATGTCAAAATAGGGAAAGATGTTGTCCTTGGCAGCATTACAGTCGCGGCAGGCAAGAACAAGGTTGAAACCGTCGTTGGTACCACCCTTCGACTTGGGATGCACGTGGTCCTTGGTGGCAACGCAGAAGGGAATCTTCTTGAGGCAGTACTGACAGGTACCCTTATAGATGCTGTAAAGACTGCGGAGTGACGTTTGCTGACCACGCCGAACAGTATGTCCGAAGTGGGTAGTGCAGACCACGATGGTCGGAATTGCCCATTGCTTTTCGGCACCAGTAATACGGTCGGGAGCCGAACGTAGGCAGGGGTGATTGTCAAAGAGTTCTATTGTATTCTTTGCCCACGAATAACCGTCATCTTCCTCGCGACCGTCCCATGGAATTGTGTTACCGCTGGCGTCAATACCGTGAGCCCTACCATTCATCATGTGGCGCATTGCTGCACGCGCAGTAAAGAAGGCATAGGCTTGGTACGAACCGTCGAGCACCAGAGTGGTACGGGCGGTTGCATCGACGGGCGTCAATACGTTAACCTGTAATTGATTTAACAACTGAAGAGAAGCCTTTTCGTGGTACGTTGTATTTGCGAGCATTAGAGTAAGATTCACCGTTGAGCACTTGGCAGTGACCGGCAGTTTTATGGTCCCAGATCATGATACCAAAGCGGTTGACCTTGGTCTCACGTGGAACGAAGTTGGGGTCGGGTAGAATACCAGACCGAATAAGACTTTGAATGATTTTGTCGTTGGACATTTTAGGGGTAAAGGGCAAGTCAATAGTTCCAGATGACTACCTTGGTACCATCGAACAAGTTATCAGTGTAGAGTTTAAACTCCCCGTCCCAATCATCCTCGTTGAGCCGAGGTGAGAGCTCATATGTCCGGGTATGTCCAGTCTTGGTGGACTTGATGGTGAACCGGGAGAAGTTCTCGGTCTTACCAATTAACGAGCTGAGTTCAGCTGTACCAACACCATTCTTCCAAGTGAATCGATCTGAGGTGAATTGTTTGATGTTATTCATTATGATACAATCCTACAGTAAATGGGCTAAAAGTAAATGGAATAGATTGTCCTAAGTTGTTGATTATCACTTGTTGTCCAACTTGTTCATGGTCACCCACTTGGCGCGGTTGATCATGTAACGGACGCGAAGTTCATTTTCGGGAGAACCCATAAGATGTTGAACATCAGAGAGAAGGGACATCACAAGGTCCTGAGCCGAGACGCGGTATTCCGAGGATCTTTCATACCAAGCATCAATGCTCCAGACGCCGAACTGTTCCATGTCGGTGACACTGGACTCATACTTTTTGAAGGTTGGGTTATTTAACATGCTACCATCCTACAACAAACCATCAAAAAGTAAATCACTTAGAATTACCTAAGTGATTGACCCTCAACATCAGCTAAAAATAGTTGTTATTTTGCAGACTTTTTTCGCTTATTTTGAAGGGCTTTCTTCCGTTTATTGAGACGATTTACAACTTCCTCTCCACCCATCCAAATATCCTTGTTGTCCAGAATCGAGCGAATCTCATCTGGATTCAGGAAATCGGAATAGATTTCCGTGAGGAGATTTTCCGACCACTTGCGTTCATGTTTAATCTGGTCGATCATCTCGCCGCCCTTACCAATTGTCCCACCGGAATAGTTGTGGAACATAAACATTGAATGAGCCGAGATTTCGTACTCATCTGCCATAAGGAAAACAATTGTGGCTGCCGACATACAGGCGCCTTCAACAGAAACCATTACGGGAGCCTTACACTCACGGATGACGCGCATGAATTGAATCGCAGACCAGAGGTCGCCGCCGCAGGAGTTAATGTAAATCTTAACGAAGTCATTCTCCGGGTAATGGCGCATTTGATTGAACCACTCGGTGTATTTTGAAGCCTCCTCGATTTCACCCACAAGATAATACTCGTGTAGATGTGAAATTGCTTTATCAGTAAAAGAAGTTGTTTGCTTCTTTTCAACATTTAGCATATCAAGCAATGGATTACCAAGTTTAGGTTCATTCATCATAATGGTTTTATTTATACCCGTCCGAAGATTCTCATCCGAGTGTATTCTGCAATTGTTTCTCTAAGAGGTTTCACCCAGTTATCACGATGTTCTTTAAACACCCGTGGTTCGTTCTCATCAATGGCCATAATGGTCACAATGTTGGTAATAGGAATTCCAGTGCGCTCCTCAAACATGATTGCGTAGGATGTTTCCTGCATGAAGTAATTGTGGATGTCTTCCTTCTCTTTTACCCTCTTGGATGTTTTAATGTCGATGATCGAGAGCACACCATCGAACTCTGCAATAAGATCAACTCGTCCCGCAAGACCAAGATGATCGGAATACAGAGGGCACTCCTGAAGAATGATGTTATCGATTCTCGTCTCGAGGATGGGTTTAATTGTGCTGAACGTGTGCCATAGATGCGGCAGGTAACTCTTTGGGTCGAGTGTCTCATTGTTGATGTAGCGTTCTGCCATCTTGTGGATTTCTTCTCCACGTGACGCAGCCCTACGAGAGATACGGTTGGCTTCCTCCTCACCGACACGTTTGCGCCAGGCTAGGATGTCATCCTTACTCAGTATTCCAAGGACCGTGGTGACCGATGGGTATTTGGTACCATTCGGCGTCATGTATGTGCGCCCTGTTTCCAGAGTTTCACATACCAAATCTTTATAGCCCAGGTCAATGGGTTTATGAGTAAAAATCATTTGGTGTCTTCGTATTCTTCGTAGCTCTTGAAAACCTCGTCGGCATCAATGGGTCCGCTTAAACGGAATTCATCTTCCTCTTCATTTGTATGAGTAGGACGAGCATTTTTCTTTTTAGTTTGGCGACGAAAATTACGATCGAATTTGTCCGATTCGTCAGATTTGCCTTTGTTGTACATGTTGCTTATTTTTCTTTTCTAATGAGTTCTTTGGTCATGATATAGTCACGTACGATTCCAGACCGCACGATGTCCTGCCAGCCGAACTCCGACTGATGGAAGTATTTCATCTGAGAAATGATTTTCATAAAGTCAACAATACCACTCTTGTCCTTGGATTTCTCAAGGTCGGATTGGTAATAGTCGCCACACATAATGAATCGGCAATCTTCACCAAGACGGGTGATGATTGAATCCAATTCATGGAAAGTAAGGTTCTGCATTTCATCCACAATTACAATGGATTTACGGAGTGTAATACCACGAACAAATGAGGTCGTAAGGAATTCCACGGTGCCTTTGGCAACCAGTTTGTTCCATGCCAATTTATCGCCAAACAGTTCGGCAAGGATACCGATGTAGGGAGAGAGGTAGGTTGCTTCCTTTTCGGAACGGTCGCCCGGAAGGAAACCAATATCACGCGTCGGAACAATAGAACGAACAATAATGATTTTATCGTAGGGAGATTCACCCTTCATTACTTCCTCAAGGGCGAGGTACATTGCCATAAAGGTCTTACCCGTACCCGCTGCTCCGGAAAGGCAGAGGTGATTCTTTTTCTTGTAAGCCGCAAACACTTTCTTTTGGGTCAATGTAAGTGGTTCAACAACCTTTAGATTTTCATAGCGAATCGAAGGAATTACCAGTGCGGGTTGTTTTTGCTTTTGTTTGTTTTTCTGTTTGGCCATGAGATTATTTTGTCTTGATTGTGTTCTTGCGTCCGGAACCTCTCTTGATTTTCTGCTGCATTTCCTTCCAGCCATTTCCGGCACGGTGGTACATATCCTTAAAACCGGAATAGCTCAATTGAACAGCCGTAACTCCACGGAAGACGGCGCCGACCTTATGGCACGATGGGCACTCACCAACGGTCGGTTTATCGCGGTCGGCAATAAGAGTCATTTGGGTGAACTCGTGTCCACATTCTTTGCAGTGATAGTCGTAGTTGGGCATTTTATTGTACTTTAAACCATTCTGGAATTTCGCGTTTGGACCAGGTCATTTTGAAGCGACCCTGCTTGGTCTGATAGAACTCGCGGTACGAACGCACAGGATCATCCGGGTGCATACATTGCGGAAAGGATTTCATGGCAAGTTTGAATTGCGTCAGTGGTCCGCTTGGAATGGAAACTGGTGGGTCAATTAGATCCTCGAGTAACAGTTTTTCGGTATTATGGACCTTGCCGTAACGATGGGTGTATTCGTTGCAGAGAGCCTCGAAGTGCTGGTGATGCCATTCGTAGTTCGCAATACTTTCCATGGTCCATACGGTGCACGGATGGTGCATATGAACGGCTTTGTAGAACTTGGCATCCTTTTCGGGATTCGGAAGCAGCCATTCTTTACCTTTGCGCCAACGGATTGGAACTGAACCGGCAACCTGTTTTTTGGTCTCGCGCATTGTACCATCGAGCAAACGATGCGTGGTGCAGAGCATCTGCGCCGATTCAACAATCATTTTGACGACGTGCTTGTCGCACTGCAGCTGAGCCGCAATGACGGGGTCACGGTCTAAAACAAATATATTCATGATGTAGTGTATATCCTATACGGATATAGTCAAATGTAAACCATTAATTATGCCGCTACCATAACCTCTTCCGATTGGAGAGATTCAATTACTTCCTTAATAAACTGTTGCTTCTTTTGCATACCGGTAATAGATAGGGTATTTCCTTCTTTTTGCAATCTCTGGATATAATAGTCTAAATCAGTGTAGTCTTGTTTAAGTCTTTCCAGTTGTGAAGCGATCATGTTTTGTATGGATTGTTTACTACCCGACATGATATAGAAGACGCAAGAGCGCCTTTCAAGAAAATGTTAGACGGCAATAAGAGTTGGCCAAACTTCTTGGACCAAAGCCTTAGTGACACCCTTGTACTTTCCAGCAAACTTCTTGTCCTTAACTGCAATCAGAATCTCTGCATCCTTTGGGTGGATACCTTCAAGGACCTGAAGAAACATACGTTCACGTTTCACAGGCATCAATGTATCGCCCTTACCCCTCTTCACGAAGTACGTCATCATTGTGGTCTGGCGTTGGAGTGAGGTCGGAGACATACCTTCCTTCGACATATTTGATTTGTATTCAGGAGCTCCCGGAGGAAGACTGAACTCGATGAAATCATCATATGCGGCTCTTAGAATATCACGAAGGCCAAGTGAGTTGTGCTTTTTCAGCACTTCAATTTTCTCCACTCTCGTTGGAGCAGCGGCAGCCTTTTCAAGGATTTCGTAGATTTCTAGTTTCATAGTGAATTAAATTCCTCTGCACATTCAATCAGTTGAGTGCATCGTTTTGATATAAGATAGTTTAGGGTATTTGAATTGGGTTTCACCGATTCAAAGGTATTTATAATAAGCGCCTTCTTGTCCTGTGGAACCTTACTTAGATCAATGAGTGCTTGGTTACGTTGGAAATTACGATATGTTGATTCATCCATTACCTTATCCAAAGAATTGCGTGAAGCACCCCATTGCTCGATTTTCTTGGCAGAAATAGGCTTCTGGCGAATCTTGTCGACAAACGTATTGTCGGGTGAAAGGACATTGGGAATACCATCGCCAGAATCACCGCGAATAATATGCTCAAATAGATATTGAGTGGCGTCCTTCTCCTTAACGAAAGCCTTGGTCATAGGAGAGAATTGGCGGACATTGGAATACTGTTGGAGCTGAATGAAGTCCTTATCGGCAGAAATGATCATTACCGGCTCATTCTCGCCAAAGTTCTGAGTCTTTTCGGTAAGAGTGCCAATCACATCGTCGGCTTCGATGCCTTGGATGTGAACGACTTTATAGGGAAGGTGTTCCTTGACCTCGTCACGGACCATACCAAGAATACGGAAGAATTCTTGCCAATCGAGACCACTGGCGTCACGGCTGGTCTTACGGTTGGCTTTGTATTGTGGGTAGATTTGTTTGCGCCACGAACCACCGTCGCACGCAAGAACCATGGTACCGTATTCCTTGCGGTACTTGAGATTGTACATCCGCAAAGAGTTTAGGATCATGTGGCGTACCATATCCTCGGAAACGGTAACCTTTTGAGCAAATATATTGGAAATGGCAATGCCAGAATAGTCAATTAGAATCATATGTCAATCATACCATATTGCGGCTCCTTGTAAACCATAAAATCATTTATTTTAATGATTTACATTTGACCTGCAACCGTTATAATGAATCTCTATTCAACTGTATTAACCAATAAGGACTTACGGTACTTTGTCAGTTGAACTCGGGTCACTCTGACGCGAATCTGATCATTGTAATACCCATCAGACAGAATGGCATTTCTTTCTACTTGCTCCTTCATTTCTATGTAGGAGCATTCGCTCTTACTGGTGCATAGGTGCAGAATAGTCCTACGGAAATTCTCCTTGCCCAATTCATCTAAATCCT